AACCAGTTATTTTTTCCTCGTGGAGTCGAAATAAAAATAGCTTTAGAATTGTCTTTGTCCAATGTAGGACGAAGTGCTACATTAAAAGCATCTTCACCATCCGCTAGTGCTGCTTCGTCGAATATGATTAGGTCGTAGGAGCGTCCAACACAAGAATCTACTTGATTTACTGAACCCATACGAATTGTAGATCCGTTTGTGAGTTCAATAACTTTATCTTTTGCGTTGTCTTTTGCAACTTCTAAGTCGAAATGTTTAATTAGCTGACGTTGTAGATCAAAAGAAATCTGAGACAAGGAGTAATTTGGTGACATTATAAGAATATTTGATCCTGGAACTAAAGAAACTAATTGTCCAATAATATTCGCAATGTAAGTTTTTCCTTGACGCCTAGAAATAGAGGCGACAACGAAGCGATATTTATCATTATTAATCGCATTTATAATTGCCATCTGAGAGGGCAGAGGACTTACGCCGAGCAACTCAAGGTACTGAGTTACTGGTAATTTGAGGAATCTTGTCTCAGATTGTAAATCAACTAATTTTTCCGAGATTATATCTAACCGACTTACTTCTACTGCCATTACTGACCTTCTACTTTTGTTGCATCTCGGTAATAAATAATAATCTCTTTTTGCTGGCGTATGTACCTTCTTAGTTCTTGCAAATTATACGCCATGTTTTCGTAGTCTTGTGGAGTCATTCCAAAGATTACAAAATTACCATCTTGCATTTTTCGTATTCTTTCTATTTGCTCTTCAAGATTTTTTTCTGTCACTACAAAAAATTCTACATCCTGCAAATCTATTTTTTTAGGGAGTTGAGGCTGATAGATTTCCAGTGTTTTATATTCTGTAACTGTTTTTATGATGGGCTCGGGGGTTGGCAAAGGCTCAGTTTTCATAAAAGAACAGCCAGATAAAAATGCTATTGTTAAAAAACTAGTTACTATCCGCATTTTCTACCTCTGCACTGTCATTTTCTATGGCTCGAAAAACTTCTTTCGTGCCTTTATTTATCCGTGGTTCTATAAGCCCAGGCTTTGCTCTTGCCAATCTTGTAAGATCATGTCTTTTAAAGATAGATACATAATCATCCATCTCTGCCTGCATTGTATTTGCTTTTTCAGTCAATTCCGAAACTGCCTGAAGTTGCACTTGCAAATTTTCTTCTGATCTTTTACGAGCCGCTGCTTCCGTTTCAAAAGCTGCTTCTAATCTTACGGCATTTTCTTTTAATGTAACAGCGTTTGCTTCTAGTCTCGCAATCATTGCGTCTTTTTGACTTACCACAGTATTATGATACATATATCCTGCACCCGCAAGAACTATCATAAGGGGTAAGGCTTTTAGCATTCCTAACATTACTTTACCTGCTTTACTTGGTAGTTAAATTTTTCCTGAGTACGAATTTCAAACTTTTCGCCAGTTATCAACTTACCCTTAATATTTGTAGGGGTTAAAGTCTCAACATATCGAAAATGGTACTCAGTCTTTTTCATAGGATCTACCCAAATGGTGATCACTTGCTCGTCGATGAAGAGACTTAGTATCCAATTCCAAAGTCCCGCAATCATTCGAAAAGGCGAGTATGCAATTGTTGATAAAATTTTCCCAGTCTTTTTCAATCCGCTCCCTATTTTTATACGAAGCGTAGAGAGCATCTTTGTAACTATTTGGCGCATTAGAATATTCGTCCCATTCGTCTCTGCTCATAAATTGTTTTTTAGGGTAATCTACCCCAAGTTCAAAACCCCAGTAAACCCATTCAGTGGTAGGATCTTCAGTCTTAGTAATGTCAAAGTTTACAGCAACACACCCTTGTAAAAACAGGAGTGGTATAATTATTATTTTTTGCCACTCCATGCTTGTGCTCCAAAGAACGCTGCAACAATACCAGCAACAGAAACAAAGTATACCGCTGCCATATCTCCAAGAATTGTAGCGGCTTGATGCAGTTCAAAAATTTCTGTAGCCATAACTGTGGCAGGGTACAAAAGCATTCCTGCGAGTGCAAACCAAGTCATCTTTCGCTGTGCATCTCGCATTGCATCTGCATCTTCGAGCTCTTTTCGCTTGAACTCCAGATACATTGCACGCTCTTCGGCGTCTACTTTCTTGTCTCCATTTAAATCTGCTGGATGATAACCTGCTTGCTCTAATTCTTCGCCCATAAGTTATATTAGTTGTCTACCAGAATAAGATCAAAGATGGCTCCGCCACCTACATTATTCTGTGAAAGAGCTTTGACTTCTATATCAGTCTTTTCTTCGAATTTTAAAGGTACAGGATAGTCATAGTTAAAACCAGAAGCAAATACTCCAAATTGTCCTCTTACATTGAACGCCCCACCAAAAGGTCTTGCATACAACCTAAAGAGTGCATCATTATTTGCATCAATAGATCCATTTAGCTTTAGTAGGTATCCTGTCTTACCTGCAGGAATTGTATACAAGGACATAAGAGTCTGACCAGCTCCTGCTTTTATAATTGCTTCGTCTGTGCCTCCATTCTGAATACGAATTTCATCTACATTTGTAGACCCCGTATTTGCAGTAACCATTCGTGCTCGAAAAACTCGAAGAAATTGAGCCGTTGAAGCAGCTCCACCAATAGTTAAAGTTTCAGTTACAGCATTGTAATTTTGATCAAGCCCCTGTACTTCTACAGTACCGCCATCATCACTAGCAGGAGTATCCGCAACAGCACTTACAACTGCAGCGGCACTATATACATAATCTGTGGCCCCGTCCCAAACTGTCTGAAAACTGTTTGAAATAGTGTCTCGGTAGCCAAACTTGTTGATATGAGAGTACCCTTCTACACTTCCTGCAGAAATAGGAATATTTGCAGACGCTCCAAAACTGTTTAACAGATTTCCGTCTTTGTCTGCAAGCATAACTACCTGATAGTGGACCTTGCCGCCACTAGTTGTTTGCACTATCTTTGTTACGGTTTTATTTGCCATGCTACCATTTTACCTTGTCTGCCCAGTATGCTGCAGACATCTTGCCTTTTGCAATATTCTTTGCATGGCGCGCTTTAAAACTTCTACGTTTTGCTTTCATAGCCTCGCTTTCGCCTTTCTTTGGTTTACCCGCAGTTTTAGCGCCTTTTTGACCGAAACGAATAGTCTTAATTTTATTACCGACTTTTGCCACAACTATGTGAGACTTTTTGGGGTGCCCAGGAGTTCGCTTAGGTTTGTTATACCCAGAAACTCCGGCTCGCTTTAGTCGAGGATCTCTTTTCTTACCTCTCTTTTTTCGTGCAGCCATTATACTATATAGTCCAAATAGCGAACAGTTGTAAATACATCTAAGCGTCCGCCCCTGTCATAAGTAATAACGTTATAGATATAATCTGTTATTTTGTGCTTATTATCATCTACCTTTGAAACTTCTTGAGTTTTATACTCTTTTGAGTATGTGGTAGGAACTGGGGATACTGGAGGTATTTCACTCATCTTTTCTTGCCTCGTCTCTTTCTGCCTTTCTTTGCAAAAGTACGTACCATCGTAGGACGTCCCTTTACACCTTGAGGCTTTGCTCTTTTTCTACGAATTGCAGAAGCTCGTTGAGCTTTTGTCATACGAGCAGCTTTAGATGCCGGCACGCACTTTGGATACCCTTTGCGACTTTTTTTCGCCTTTTTGCGTCCGCATTTTTGATACCCGCCGCCTTTTTTAGGGCGGCTGATATCAACCCAATCCTCTTTAAACCACTTAGTTAATCCACCTGCTCTAGCCACGACGATACTTACCTCCTCGTTTTTTGTACTCACGTACAAGCCAAGCATTGGCGTATACACTAGGGTACACAGCGAACTTTCGTTTTGTAGCAGCTTTTACTGTAGCGTAAAGTTTTTTATTTGTTGGGATATTTTTAGCTGCTTTTCTGCGGCGGCGAGTAGTTTTGCGCTTTCGCTTAACCGCCATTCTTTTTGCCGATAACTGGAATCATGTGGCCCCACTTTCCCCAAGCCCAGAAACCTACTGCACCTACAAGAACACCTAGTATAAATTCCATTAGTAGCCCCTTTTCTTTTTCTTGGGCTTTTTCTTCCCGACACTATTTGCAGCACAAGGCTTGCCATTATGGTACTTTACTAAATCCATCAGAGCTTCTCTGGGACTTTTTAGTCCTCCTCTTCGAGCGAGTCCTCGAAATCATCTAGCCAGTCTTTTTTTACTTCGGATGCTGGAGTAGGTTCACCCAGCCTTCCACCATTTTCTAAAAAATAAGCCTTGGCTTCTTCTTCAGAGTTAAATTTTCGAGAGGGCTTACCGTCAATAAAAACTTTCCAACGATTTCCATCCCATGGCTCAATACGCATACTTAATTCTCCGTAGGGGAATATATTCCCTGCTCATGCATGTAGCAATTGTGATGCTGAGATTTTACCCAGCAGAGTTCTTGAATGATACGATTGTACCATTGCTTATCATACTCATCGTGAGCTTTGTTCATGTCTTGTTTAAGCTGACCAATTCTCACATTGATGTAGTAATTAATATCTTTTTTAGGGCCTCGTCTCATTGTACCAATCGTTCGATAATTAACCCTATTAAAAACAGTAGAGTTGCACCTCCGCCCGCTATAAGTCGGTTTTCAATTCTAGCGATGCCTTCGTCAATGTCATTCAAGCGATTGAAAGTAGTTTTCCACCGTTCCTCGCATTGAGCTTCATGGGAGGCCATCTCTACTTCAATCGTTCTTACTCGTTCTTCTAGTTCCATTATTTTAATATCGTAAGAATAAGAAATAGAGTTGGTACAAAAACAATAAGTCCGCAAATACCATAGAAACAATATAAAATTAATTGTCTCATTTCTTCTTTTCGGGCTCTCTCTTCTGCTTCTCGTCTATCTCGCTCTTCCTTGGCTTGTTTTTGAAATTGAAGCCAATCATCCCACATTCTTGGGCGACCTGCCCAGATCATTTGCTGCTTAATGTGTTCTTCCATTTCCTTGATTTTCTCAAGTTCCATGAAAGCTTCCATGTCTGATTTATACCCGCGTCCGTGCGCTTTTCGCTGAAGATCGGTTTTGCTATCAAAAAACTTTGCAACGACCCCGCCCATCTCGTAGAGGTCTTTACCGTTGCCAATTGCTTCTTTGATTACACCGAATGCTGCGTTTGCAATCGCAATTTCTGCGAGCATGGTATTTCTCTAGGACTATCCCTCCTTGAGAAGTTTTTCCATCAGCTTTCCATAGTTTCCTTGGCCGAAGGGTAAACTCTCATTATTTATCTGAACATTATTTTGCGTTTTAATATTTGTAGTCTCAGCTTTTGCAAGATCTGCTTGAGCCTTGATTTCATCCATTCGCATTTTGTGCGCCATCTGCAGTAAGTCAGCTAAATCTTTATTCGAGTATACTCCGGTCTCTTGTGCTTCTTCTAGCTTTGACTGAATCATTTCATCAAGGACAGTAGCAATATTGTTCTTATTTCGATAGCCCATGTCTAAGTACACGGTATCAATATATTTTTTTACTTCTCGCTTATTTAAAAGATCTACAACTCTGTTTTCTGGAACTTGCAAATAGTCACAAACAGCTCGAATATTTCCGAACTGTAGATAACAGTTTGCGATTTCTAGACCCTCGGGCGAAATAGCGGTGATTTCCTTTCCCATTTCTATTCCTTTAAGTTAATTATAGACTTTGGCATCTGCGAAGTCAAGAACTATTTTTCTCAGCCCCATTGCATCGCCATGGCCGCTGCTATACCGAAGAAAGTAACAGACCGTTCCTTTCCTTGACCACCACCGAATTTATCATAACCAGTGTCACCCTGATTACTCCATCGTGGTTTGCCGTCTACATATCGTGGTTCGATATATTCCGTAGGCTCTAAGGGAGCCAAGCCCCTCATCCATAGGCCCGTCTTTTTTGAAGCATCATCGCCAAACATATAGGGCTGGACATATTGGGGCTTTGGCATAAAATCGAGGCGGGTGTTGATACAACCCACCGGATTTTCAATGACAAGTTTTTCTACAGGTGCTTGCCATATCTTTGTGATAAACTCTAGGGCTTCTTCCGTTTTTTGAGCTCTTCCCTCAATTTTTTTGTTCCAGTGTAAACCAGAACTCGCAAGGTATGTACAGGGAGGATGACAAATAGCCATATCCCAAGCATGAATAGGATTATAAAGGACATCAAGAACATCTCCTACAATGTGCGGACCGCGTGCTTCAGTTTCTAATAAATCACACGAAATTGCATCATGGCCCATCGCAATAAAGCAATCACGTACGGTACCGCTAAATTCACATCCAACCAAAACCTTCATTTGTACTCCTAGAATTTTATATATTATAGTACCAAATACATCACAAGTCAAGATTTATTTTTAAGTAGGTCTTAAAATTTACCCCAAGTTGTACGTGTGGGGGAGCGCACACGAAAAAATTTGTCAAGGGTCTCTTAACCGCCCTGGCCCACCACGACTCCTGGCCCGGTGTCAAGGATTTTTTTGTGACATATTACCAAAAAATAAATTGCATGAGGCCCGGGCTAACCCATTGATTTTATTGACTTTTTTAGGCTCGAAAAACTGCTTATAAATCAAGGGCTTATAGCTTTACTTTTTGCGGCGACTTGGGTTATAATCTTTTCATCGGCTGGGGGATTGGCTCTCGGCCCTAACTAAAAGGTAGCACTTTATGTCTAACTACACTGACTCAATGGTCGCAAAGATTCGCTCTGCGGCTCCCCTTAACCTCGCCAAAGCGAAGGCGCTTGCCGAAGAATTCGGAAGCGTATCACATCGCTCGGTGATTAGCAAGGCGCAATCGCTTGGCATTGAATACGTCAAGGCGGCTCCCGCCGCGCGTCAGCCTCGCGGCACCACTAAGGCGGAATATCTCGCCGCCATTCGCAAGGGCTTAGACCTTGCCGATCGCGAAGGCGATCTCACCAAAGCGGAGCTATCCGCTGTTTTACAGGCGATCGGATAATGATCGCCTTGATCGGATGGGTTGGTGCGCTCTGCATGGCGGGCGCACCTTTCATTATCGACACCGACGCGGGAAAAATTCTCGCTATCACTGGGCTGGCATTATTAACAATCCAAGCCCTTGACAGCAAATTATATAATTTGCTACTATTAAACCTCGCTGGAATTGGAGGCTATTTTTATGCGCTTTATTTTTGATCTTGACATGACAACCGTTGACAGCTCACACCGTCAGCATTTCGTAAACGGCAAACTAGACTTGCCACGCTGGAAGCGTGACAGCACACCCGCCAACATTATGCGCGATTCGCTGTTGCCTCTCGCTCGTCACTGGCGATCCGCTTGGAAATCCGGCGCGGAAATTGTGGTTTGCACTGCGCGCGAAATGAGCGCGGCAGACTACGAATTTTTGCGAGCTAATCGCTTGCACTATCACGCGATATTGTCGCGACCCGCTGGCGATAGCTCTGCGGATGGTGCGCTAAAAGAGCGATTGATCCGTCAATACGCGCAGACCAAGCCTATCACATGGGCGCGATTCTGCCGTCAAACTGTCATGTTTGACGACTCGCAAAATGTCATCAAAACGCTTGCGCCTCTGGGCGTTCGCATGATAGAATCAACCCATATTAATGAGAGGCTAGCGGCATGATTTCAGCAAAAACCATTATGGTGCTCGACACCGAAACGGTCGGCCTAGAAGGTCACGTTTACGATGTTGGCTACTGCATCACAAACAAGCGCGGCGATATTGCGCTTGAGCGCAATTGGCTGGTGGAGGAAAATTTCACCGACCCCAAGAAAATGATGGGCGCGTTTTATGCTGGCAAGCATTTCACCCACTACGCTCGAATGCTACAAGAT